ACAACGTGCTCGTTGGTATTCACATCCGTCTCAGTGGTAAAGAAGCCCGCGTCGCAGCTGTTGTAGTGATCTCTCACATGCTTTGGAAGAAGCTCGGCAGCCCTTCCATCAATGGAGACGAGCCCCCTGCGATCTACAGAGCAGCGGCTGAGCTTATCTACGCCTGGGTGCTCGCCCTCTTTGACCCTGACCTCGAAACACCTAACTGATCATGCTCATCGCGCTTTACTCCCCAGCCCCTCAATGCGGGAAATCCACCATCGCTGACCATCTGGTCACCGAGCACGGCTTCACTCGTCTCAGCTTTGCTGAGCCGCTCAAGGCCATGGCCGGCACACTGCTGGGGTTCTTCGGTTACAGCCCCCAGGACGCCTTCCACATGACACACGCCGCGAAGGAGGCCCCGCTCCCCGAGATCGATAGGCGCATTACCTCCCGCCAGCTCCAGCGCACTCTGGGTACTGAGTGGGGCCGTGACTGCATACACACCGACATCTGGCTGCGCTGTTGGGCTTCGCGCTACCTGCGCCTGTGCACTCAGGCCGCCGGCACCCGTGTGGTGGTCGACGACATGCGCTTCCTCAACGAGGCGCTGCTGATGCAGCGTTTTGACGCACTGCTGTGGAAGGTCGAGCGCCCTGGCGTGGACATCTCCTCCACGCACCGCTCCGACGGTGACCTGAACCACTTAAAGCCGCTGTCCGACCCCGAGAACGATTACTCAGTCGGGTTTGACCATCTCTTTATCAACGATGGCTCCGTTGATGAACTGTTAAATGCCGTTGATGGTACTCTTACTCCGTTTCTTTGAGTTTCATGGATACACAACAGCTTAGCGTTGTTCTTCCGCAGTACATGCGGCTCTGCGAATCGTCCACCGAAACGATCCGTCGAAACCCACTCACTAACCAGTACAGCGAGCGTTACTTCAGGCTTGCAGCTCAGCATGGGCTTATTCACGCTCGCCGCTGGCTGCTGGGTTCACTGCTTCATGATCTTCATTTCTCCGCCGAGCCATGTCGGACAACTTCACCCAATACCTCAACGACATTGCTCGGCACCCCATCCTTTCCCGGGAAGCCCAGCTGCGTCACGCCTACCGCATCCGAGCCTGGTACGACTACACCCCGCCTGGTGCCACCGAGCCCGACCGCACCCAAGCCCCTCCCCGAGTAGCCCGCCTTGGCAAGCTCTCCCTCGACGTCATGGTGCGCACCAACCTGCGTCTCGTGGTGCACCTAGCCAAGCGCTATCAGAACCGCGGCCTTGATCTGAGCGACCTCGTCCAGGAGGGCTCCCTCGGCCTCATCCGCGGGATCGAACTCTTCGACCCGACCCGCGGCTACGCCTTCAGCACGTACTCGTACTGGTGGATTCGCCAGTCCATTTGCCGGGCGATCTACAACACGGCCCGCACAATCCGGCTGCCAGTGAACGTGCAAGACACCTCCACAAAGGTCTACCGCTTCACCCAGCAGTTTCTGGCCGAACACAACCGCAACCCGACCCTCCCCGAGATCGCCATCGAGTTCGACCTCACCCCTGAGCGCCTCAGTGACATCCTCAGCAGTTGTGTGCTCACGGATTGCTTGTCAATGGATAGCTTGTGCCAGCTCACGGATACCTCTATTGCAGAAATCCTCACGACACCGAATCCGACCAGCGCTGAGTCCCCCGAGCTAGCCACCCTCGCCACCGAGCGCGGTGACCTCTTACAAAAAGCACTGACTCAGCTCGACGATCGCGAGCGCCGGGTGATCAACGTCCTGCATTTCGAGGGCGGAAATACAGCACAGCTGGCCTCTGAGTTCGCTGTATCGCGCCACACTGTGTCAACACTGCACAAGAAAGCACTTAATAAGTTACGGTGCAGCCTTGTTTATAGTTGGGAAGCTTTTGAGCAGTAACAATAAAAGCTGTACATATACATACAATTTTTCTAGCCCTGTAAGTGTAGTGTTACAGTCTACCCCTGTCTCACTGCGACGCAGGTGAGACTCAGAACGCGTCTCACTGAGACTCACAGCCCTGTCGTGAGACTCAAGAGACTCAGCCAGCTTGCTTGACAGCTGCGCCACGGTGTGCCAGACTGAGCTCACGCGCGCACATCATGCGCGTTTCCACTTGCTCTGGCAAGTGGCTCCGCCTCCCGGCTTGCGTCTCATGAGACTCAGCCGGATGGCTTGACGGATCGCTGATTCTGCGCAATGCTTCATTGCATCGGAGCTCAGCCGCCCTGCGGAGCCTAGGCCTCAGGCCAGCTCCCCGCGGCTGCGCGCCGATCCTCGCTCCGGCGAGGGGCTTGACAAAAGGCACCCGGTGTGCCACACTTCTCTCAATTCGAAACCACCAATGCATTAACGCCAGGAGCGGGGCAGGGCCCTGCGCTGATTCCAACAACCGTGCCGAGCGCAGTGCCGAGCCCGCTATCGGGTGAGCCTGCCCAGCTTGGAGGGAAGACGTATCGGACAATGAGCCTTACCGCGCCGCAGCGTTCTGCGAGGGTCGGGCCGGGGTCTGTACCAGGGGCGGCGATTTGCCTGCGGTCTGGCCTACGTATCGTCTGAATCCTGGCTTCGCCGGAGGGACAAGCTGACCCGCCTTGTGCGGGCCTCTCAGAGGAGGGCACCTAGGGATAGGTGTTCAGCCCTAACCGACCCGGATGGTATGGGGAAATAGGTGCAGCGGCATGATGCCGAGCCCAAGCCCGAGCCATCGGGCCTAGGTGAGCACTAGCAGGCGCGGGCTCTGAGCCCTTCGAAGCTAGTAGCTGTCTAGTGGGCAGGCAGTGAAGCTGACAGCGCAACCCCGGCGATTGGGGGGCGCGACTGTCTTGTTGTACCTACGGAAATACGCAACCCTGTCACCACAGGCTCTGCACAATCGGTGGCCAGCGTGTCCACCGTGGCAATGAGCATTCGGCTCTGCTCAACACGCACAAACCATCTCCCCCAGAAGTTCCCCCTGGCGCACTGCGTCCGGGGGTCTTTTGGCTGAGGTGCTTTGCATCTCGTGTCCCCAAGCTGTGACCAGCATGCGTTTCAACTCCCGCCGGGCAGATGTCCCCGGCTACCTCGAGTTCATTTGGATCGAGAAGGATCTCCCCGAGGGCGTCAACCCCCAGGCCATCGCCCTCGTCACCAACGCCGATGGTGCCTACCACGGCATGTACGGCCTTCACACCGTGACCGGCCCCACCGTGTCCGCAGTCAAGGCAGAGCTCTGCCGCCTGATCGAGGCCGGCCAATGATCACCGAGCACGCCACAGCCGAGCACTTCGCTCGATGGGAGTCCCACGCGGCAACTCTGGACTCTTACTCCCTCCGCTACATCGTGGCGGACTGCCACAAGGCCGCCGCCGCTATGCGCGGCTGGAATCCAGCCCGCGAGGGCTACTACCTAGACCAAGCCGCGACCTACGGCATGGAGCTCACCCGCCGTAACCGCACCCTGCCACCCGCTCTCCGTAACCGCTGACATGTACCGCAACCACTGGTTCGAAGACCGCACCGCCATCCGTTCCCTGCCCCCTGAGTGCGTCTCCGACTGCACCGGGCCTGGCCGCGCCGACGAAGCCGTCACCTACTGGGTCCGCAAACTCGATTTCGACGGCCCCGCGTGGCTGATACGCGAGCACCTCAGCGGCTACGGCGCGTGGGATCGCTCCGAACTGTGCGACCACCAGGCCAATCTCCGGCGCTTGCTGTGGGTCTGGGCCAACGACATCCGTGAAAGCGGCGACGACCTCCTCTACCTGATGCGCTGATGACCTACGAAATCTTCTGCACCATCACCGACGAACTCGGCAGCCGCTGTAACCCCACAGGTATCTGGGGCTACAGCCGCGCCGATGTCGTGCTGGAACTTGCCGGCCTCACCCGCCGCCACCCGGACGCCACCTTCCACATAGAGGAAGTGTGGCCCGAGGACGCCTTCAACGCCTACTGATCCGCCATGCAAACCCACTTCAACAACGTCTTTCAACCACCCGTCACCCCCGATCAACTGCGCTCCGTAGGTGTGGACC